TTTGTTTTAGGAGCTCTAGCTGTAGTAGATGGGATTCTGAAAAAATCCCCTTTATCGTATTTAAAGTATACGTCACTTTGTTTGTTTACGTTCACCAATGGAAAAATATCCTGAACAATAAACCCTTGTGGCTCGAAGCCAACAACGAGGTTTGTTAAGGGTGCATCAATGTGAACGTCTCTTGCTGTTATTGACATGATTGTGTCTCCTTTAAATTAATTTTTTTACCCTCTGTAACCATTATGTTGAACTAGAAGTTGGAAATAAGCTCCACTTGCTACTCCAGTAATAGATTTACCTAAGATATATTGTCCAGATGTTGCAGCTAAACCTGTACCAGAAGCAGTAACAGAAATCCAGCTTCCTGCTGCTACTGTACCACCAGCCATACAACGTGTTAAACCAGCAACTACTACTGTTGCGTTTTCTCCGTTTTTAGGCTTGTTGTCAAGTACACCAAGAACACCTGCTCCAGCAGCTACTCTAAGTTTTACTGTGTTTTCACCATGAACATTAAGTATTTTGTATTGCATATCAGATAAGTCTTCTGCTGCAACCATAGTTAAATATGTACGATTTGCCATTTTTATTTACCTTCCTTTTCGTATTTTTCTTTAAGCTCTTCATCTTTAGCTAGAACAGCATATAGGGCATCTCTATAATTGTCAGCTTTTCCATTTTCCATATAAAGTTTAGCTCTTCTATCAGCTTCTACACCAGCATTTGAATAATCTTCAGGGATATCTGCTGCTTCTGATAGTTCAGAAAACTCTATAAGGGAAGGGATAGATGAAAATATTTTTTTACAAAGTTCAAACTGTGATAGTTCAACCTCTGTATCGTCTTCAGAATATTTGAAAACTTTTTCATCAGAAGAATGTGACATTAAAGCTACAAGTTCTTTTTCAAAGACAGGTAGGACTTTACCATCAGCTTTTAATTCTTTCATGTAAGAAGTAATAGCATCAGATTTTATGACATCATCTTTCTCTTTTAGTTGTTGGATAGCTTCAGCTTTTTCTTGATTAACTTTATCAAGTTCCTCTTTTAGCTGGGCTACCTCGATTGAATAGTCTTTTTGTTCGTTATCCACTATATCAACCCCCTTATCATAGATTTTTAGTTCGGAGTTGTCTTTGCTATACAAACCTGTTATTGATTCTAAGTTTGTAACAGCAGGGACTTCTGCTCCGAGTAGTGCAACAGCTTTCAGTACCCTATCGAATACCTTGCCATCTTTTGCGTAGTTCCAATAAATTTCAGAACTAACTCTTTTGTAATTTCCACGCTTCATTGCTTCATAAACTTTTTTAGGAAGCTCTTTAAAATCAGCGAGAAGTTTTTTACCTTCAATATAAATTTTGTCAATATAACCAAGAGCAGGTGCACCATCTTTTAACTCAGGCTGTTCTTCGTTATGACCTATTTTTACAGGTGGTTCAAAACCTGTCTTACCAAAGCTAGAAACCATTTTTTCTAAATCATCTTGTTTGTATATGTCTCCATTCCATTCTCCTTCAGAAAAAATTTCTATACCATTGATATTAAATGTTTGTTCCAAAGAATATTCGTTAGCTAATGTTTCTGTTTTTTCACAGTCACATTTTGCTTTGCCTTCGTCACAATCACATTCTAATTGTGTAAAAGGTTTCTCAATGTGAACATCATCAGCAGTAACTTTATCTTTGACTTCTTCTTCTTTCTTCATACCCATGTCATCAGTTGTTTCTTCTTCCATTTCTTCAACTGCTTTAAGGTACTCATCGTGAGACGGGAAAGGCATATATAAAGTTATTTTTTTATCATCAACCATATGCTCATGCTCATGACTACCTTCACCACCCATTTCTTTAGCTCTTGCTTCAGCTTTCTCGGCAGTAGTGTAGACATCTTTCATTGCATACATCTCCCTATCTCTTGGTGGTATCGTAGGTGATACCTGCATATCGTTTAAATCTTCTGGGCTCATAGCCATCTTCCTCTCCTCGCCTGAACTAGGCTCAAATAATATTGACTTAAAATTATTTTTTTTAAGCCATTGCTTTGCTTGAGTTTCGGTGAACTTCGTTTTATCGAATCTAAGAGACTGAACTTCTGACTTACCATCAGCCTTGATTCCATAAATAGCATCTACACCATCCGTCATTCGCTGCCTTCTAAATTTATCATACCCTTTTGGGGGTTTGATTCGTGCTGCGTGTTCATTCGGATAAGGCATATCACATCACTTCTAAAGTCCGACATCTCGGACATTTAACTTGCAAAGAAAAACTTTGCTCATTATTGTATTTTGCCAGTAATTTGCCACATTGTAAACACCTAAACTCTGCATTAAAATTTTTTTCTATATATTGTGAAGTAACTGAAGAAGGTGTAGCTGATTGAACAGATGATATTGTTGTCATGTTACTCCATAAGATTTTCTAAATTTTCTATGTAATCGCTTTCATATATCTCATCTATACCACTTAATATTGTTTCAATTTGTTGTTTATTAGTAATAGAATCAATCAAATGAATATACACAGTAGACAAGTGTTGGTCGAAATAAGTTTCAACTTGTATGTCAATCAAAGCAGATTGACTATCTTCTATATTGTCTATTTTGTTTTTTATTTCATCTTTGATAGCTTGTTTCTTTTTTAAATCTATTCCAGACTTAACAAACTTAATTGTTAATTCATCTTTGCCAAACTTCTTAGTTATAAATTCTTTTAAATATTCTCTTTGTTCATCTACTATAGAATACAGTTGTGAGTTCTTAGATTCTCTTTCTATCTGGTCACGTTTCTTTCTACTCCAACTAAATCCTGCATCGCCACCCCATAGTGCCCAAGCAATTCTTCCTGCTGAAGGATACCCGTCTTCACCTTTATGAAATCCTTTGCCTTGCTTATCCACTTCATGTCTACTAAAGAAGGAGAACATTCTTTTTACTGTACTTGGTGATAAGTTCTCTTTCCTAATAATTTGATTTGCTCTAGCTACGCCAACGAGAGTACCACCTCTTTTAAATTCTTTTCTCCAAGCTAGTCCTCTTTCTGCTTCATCTTTCATACCATCTGTAGGTCTAAAATCTATATCTGATATTGCATTATCTTTTTGGTCGCTTTTTAAAGGATGTCCTGATGGGAATAAATCTGTATCATGTTTACCACCACCGAATCTTCCACTACCCAATGCTCGTAAGAAACTATTTACTCTTGCCATAGCCCATTGCTCTGGACTCTTAACTGATGGTCTTACACTTTGTGGATTAGTTCTGTATGCCCCAATTCCTCTATCATATACTTTCTTTAACATACCTAAAGTCGCCTTCTTAGTTTTGTCAGTATATTTTTCGTTGTGCTCTTTTACTTTATTTTGTAAAGCTGTATCTCTAGGAGAGTAAGTATTTTCTACTACCTCTTCTTCTTTATCTTCAACCTCAACCTCTTCTTCTACTGGCTCAGGCTCAGGCTCAGGAGTTTCTTGTCCTTCTGCTTCTACATCTTTTTCCTGTGTCTCATCTTTAAGTGGGAAGTTTAATGATTCTCTAATGTAGTTCTCATCTTCATCGTTCTTGCTGATAACCCCTTTAGATACTGCATCAATGAACATATTGTTTAAAGCTAACTTCTGTTCATCAGTAAGAGGATTAAATTTAAAGCTCGGAAGTTTTTTTACATTTTTAAAATTGTAGCTAATCAATCTTTTAACTAATTGTTCCTTCATTACAATCTCTTCAATGTCTTGTCTTAGTTTTTCTACAACCCATAAGAATACATCGAAGTGAATTTTAGATTGAGCGTATGCACCAGTCTCACCTTCTGCAAACAATCTATCAGGAATAAGAATACTTCGGGCAATCATTTTGTTGTAGAAATTTAAAGCAGCCTGATATTCTTGTGTACTGTTTCTTGAAGATTCTAAAAGCTTTAAATCAAACTCGCCCATTCTGTGAGAGATAGAAGTCTTTGCAGATAAATTGTCTAAAATGTTTCTAAGGTTATTCACACTACTTGAATCATTGGAAGCATATTGTCCAACTACTGTTGGCATTGCAAACCTTTCAAGATAGATGTTCCAAAATTTTATTAATACGTCTTTAGACCAGTAACCTCGATACGCACATCTCAAATCAGAGTTGCCGTATGGATTACCAAATTCTTTCTGATAGGAATATATAACAAACTTATCAAGAGGAAGTTTCTTCTGGTCACCACCAACATTATAAATCAAACCATTCTTTTTTATATTAGAGTATTGGTCTACTTCAAATTCATAATAGTGTGGGTACTTTGTTTTTAATGATTTAAGTCCTACCATACCAGCGAACTCACCTTCTTGGAAGGTTTCAAAATTTATTTCTGTTATACTATATCCAAAGTCAAGTGCTGTAAGTATCTGTAGTATAGAATCGTATATAGAACCTTCCATATGTTCAAAGCAATACTCTAAGTAGTTAGCAATCTCTATATCCTGTGCTTCATCAGTTGCAGGTACTATTCTAAAGTTAGGTGCTAACACAGCATATTTTTTTAAAATTAGAGAAGACTTAACAGTATCGTCCACTCTCATTTTGTCATAAGCTAATAAACCCTTTCTTCCTACAAGTGTATCAGGGTTAAACTTAGTAAAAGCATTTTGTCCGTATAGCAGAGATTCATTAACAGCCATCTCTCCCATTCTCGGTCTTTCTTTTTTTTCTGGTTCAGAAGGTTCGAAAATCTTCCATTTGGTAAAGTTATCAAGATATCCCATTTCCAACTATTTTACTCTAATATATCAATCATGTAAACTATGATATGTCTTACTTCAACCAAGAAAAGATATACTTTGGTACACCTTACAAAGAATGGGACTTAATAGAGACGACAGTCTCCGATTTGAAAATTAAATTCAATGAATCAATATGTGGCTACTGCGACTCAGAGAAGAGAGAAATCTATGTAGCACTCGATGATATCAACAAACCAGAGTCTATTTTCCTTCATGAGCTAATACACGCCTTTGATATGCTATCAGAATCATATAGAGGAGAGAACCTTATAGACTTCAAAGCAGACCTATTGCTTAAGTTTATTGTCCTTAACCATGATTTGATGGGTGTTCTTCTTTCTAAGAATCTTAAGTAATACCCAGAATCAACTAACTAAAATAAAGAATCAAAAATAGACATTATGTAAATCTCTGTAGTTAGCAAAATTAGAAACGCTCTATGAATATTTAAAAAAAAAAGCTCATAAAGTATGCATAAACAGGGCTTAATATAAGGTCATTAAAAAAGTTTAGTAAATCTGTGGAATATAAAGTCAAGTTGTATATAATATTAATGTGAGGTTAAAAAAATGAAATAAACAAAAAGGTGCAACGGGAAAAAGCCCCCGACAAGGTAAACATCAAACCAAGAAGCTAAGACCTTCCAACTTAAAACGTGAGGCACACCAACCAAGCTTAAAAAGTAAAAAGATGTAGTTGTTAATTGAAACTTAAAAACAAGATAACCAAATAAAAAATAAGGGAGTTAAATATGACAAACGAAGCAATTCAAAATATAGAAAATCTTATTCAGCGATTAGAAAATGCCGTCAAGGTTGACGCTTTCGCAAGTGATGAAAATTTTAATATAGATAACAATGATATCATCTATTTAAAAAATCATCTTGATAACGTAATAAGAACATCTAACAAGTTAGAAAAACTTGAAAGCCAAAAGGAAAGCATGGTTGAATTTATTACAAGTTCCGAATCTTTCCAACAGGCAGTAAGAGAAAACAATGACTCATTCATGGACTTAGAAGATAAAGTCATGGAGTTGGAAAATCAAGTTGAAAGTCAACCAGATATATATGACATTGAAGATAAAATCCAAGATGTTGTAGATGCTGTCATTGACGATTTAAGAATCACAAGGGGGTAAGTTTTATGCTTACATATAAAACCAAGACCCGAAGCATAACCCTAAGCCAAGACTTAACAGATTTTCTTTTAAGTCTTGGTTGTCTTTGGTTACATTACAAGCCAACTAATCAAGACAACATAAGCCGTCACTTAAAACGATTTGAGTTAGCGTCTTTGAGCTTAGAGCTTCAAATGATTGACCCATTATGTTTTGAGATTATCGCTCAAGGCAAATGGCAAGGAAAAAAAATATAGGGGGTACATATGAGTTACACGTACAATGAAAAAATCATTGAGAGTTTAAAAGAAGATTTCTTAGACTTGGGATATAGCGAACACCAAGCCGAAGATTTAGCTTTACATACTTTCTATGATAGAGAATATATGTCTGACTTTGATAGAAGCTTAATTGAAGTTGATAACAACGAAGACTAAAAACAAAGACCTGAGCAAGTCTTAAAACTGCTTAAAAAAAAATATAGGAGTTTTTATGACTAGAAAAGATTATAAGAAATTTGCCGAGCTGATGGAAGCTTTACAACATAAGGATTTGAATCCTTACTTTACTGATGAACATTGGATTTATTTATTTAAAGAGTTAAATCATATCTTTAAAAGTGATAATTCAAATTTTAGTAAAGAAAAATTTTATGAAGCTTCCTTTAGTCGTAAATCTATAAATGATTTATGGCGTATAGGTAAATTCTAAATTTAACTAAGCCCCCCTTAGTTGGGGGGTATCTTA